TATCTTGACTGCTGACTGAATCTTTTCTTCTGATAGGATGTAGCCCATGACTTCAATGTTGACTTTAGTTGTGAAGATTCTCTCTTCTGTTCCAAGAGAGCCAACATTGTTATCCTGTGAGAAGCTGCCCTGTATAAAAGCTTCGTATCGGTGACCTTCATGCTCTAGGATAAAATATTTTCCTGAGCCCCCTGTCAACATAAAGTGACTAGCCATTTCGTTCATTTGCTGAATGTACTCTGTCCTTAAGGTGATCTCATATCCCACACTCAAATAAACAGGAGAAGGAATAGAGTACACATCATAAACAAATCTTTGCGTTTCTATAGGAAATGTTTTCCTATTTGCATCATCACCAGTCGCTGACCTTCTAACTGAGTCAGCATTGGCACGAACAGCGGTCTTCTCCTGATTTATCTTAACGGCCACCTTGATTCTATCATACCCACTATTTTCTGGTATTGGAGCATAGTACTTACCACGCTTAGCAACATCCTTGTCTACACTAGTTCTTGCCACAGCTATCAAAGGATAAACAAGGCTGTCCTGCCTGCCAAGACTATCATCACGTATGTCAGGTGTTGTCTTCATCATGGCAGCACGTTCTTGAGTATTGAAGATAACAGGCACTGGCTTGTAGCCTTCATTAGTATCTGCATTAATGTTTAGTTCTTTAACATAGTTAAACAAAGCCGTATCAATTGTCTCTAGTGTAGACGCTCTAATTGGTAACGGACTGTTTTGATCTATAAACTCAGTTCTTTTTGGCATTATGGTGTACCCTCAAATAATCCTTTTCTAGCACGCCTAACAGATGCTGAAATCTCTACCTTGTGTCCATCAAGCCCTGCGTCTTGACCAAAGATGTACCTTGGTTCTGCTAGCTCTACTATCTCGTAGTACTTGTTATCAAATTGGATATAATCACCAACACGCACAAACAAATCCTGGTCTTCTGTCAGTCTCCTTCTATGAAAGAGAATATTAGCGTTATCTAGGCGATCTACACCAAACTCCTCAGATGTTGTAGTAGAGCCCTGATAATCTACTAAAACATGTACATGTACAGGAGGTAAAAAGACTTTTCTTATAGCTTCCCCATACAAAGGGTGGAAATTGCTTGTTTCTACATCAATTGGAAAATATAATATTCTTTGCCCAATTATCTTTTCTACAATTTCATCTGTGACCTGCTTTGCAAAGTCACGTTCTTTCTTGCCTACAAACAGTGGTCCTGGGGGAGCACCTGGCTGTGTCCATTCGTTTGCCATCTAGTTACCCCACGTAAATGCCATATGGCACCTTCTGTAGTGTTTCGTTAACTGAGTTCATAAGCGTAGCATCACCCTCTGATAGCTTGACATAGGTCAGTTCGTCTAGGACAGTCTTAAGTTCGTCCCTGAGAGCATTCTGTTCTTCTTTGCCTTCTGATATGAGTGCAGACCCATTTAGTGTAACATCATTGCCAGGGATTGGCAAGGAGCCCAACTTAGATCTAATCTGACCTAAAGTCTCCTTGCACAAAGCTAATGCAAAGCGACGAATCCATTGTTTACCAATGCTGTTAATATTAGCATAAGGCACATTTGGAAATGGTAGTGTATTCATATTGTTTACACCATCAGCGCCGTAGCCTCGGTCTGTTTCTTCATCGTAAGCTTCTGTAGAGCTAAGCCTGAATTTAACGTAGAACTTGGCTGGTGAAGTGCCATTAGGAATAGGAAATATTCTTAATCTATTATTTATGATTTCATAAGAATAGTGAGAAGCTCTCATCTTTAGGTTATTTTCATAGGCGCTGGCTTGCAACTCATGTTGCCATACTGGCACCAACTCAAATGTGCTATCATCTGAATACATCCCATATGTCTGCAAATTACCAACCATACCGTAGGTTCCACCGCCAAAGAAACGCCAGGCTGAGCCAGGGGTTCTATAATATACTTTTTCAATAAGGATTCTATTATTGCCAATGGCACCTGTAAATTCTGCGCCTGCTGCACTACCATCTATTGAGGACGCAGAGATAAGTGTTTGCAAGTCATAGTCTTGCTGATCTTCTACAGTATCAAAAGATGCTGAATATATTCTTTCATTCTGACCAAGCCCAACCTGTGAAGCAACGGAAGACGCAACGTGACGAGCATATTCTAGAGTCAACTTTGTAAACTTCATGTTTGGCTTTAAGTTGGTATCGTCTCTATAAGCACTAAACTCACCGTCTTGGTCAAATGTGCCTGTAGCGCCACCCATCATGTCAGCCAAAACATTCTTAGCCTGGTGAGTGTTAACAATATAAGAGTATTCTAAACAAGCCTCTTCGTAGGCCTTATAAACATTTGCTGGTTGGAGTTCTATGTCCAGAACATTACCACCTAGCTTACCATGTACATAAGAAACTTGATCTACAGCACCACTAATAAAAGCTGCGGAGCTATAGATACCAAATGCTAGTGAACTTGCAACATCTGAGTGTGTTCCAGTTGTGGGTAAAACTAATGCACTTACTGTACTTGAGGGACTTAAATCTGTTGGCATTCATTCGTCCTCCTACAAATGTTAATAATCAACTGTCTATAAATAGGTTGTTGTTAGTGTCTTTGGCAAGATAAAACAAAAGCCGCCCCGAAGGGCGGCTAATGCCGTACTATCTGTACACTTAGTGACTATTAGTCAGTTAGGTGCAAGCAGATAACGAGACCGTACATGTCTGGACGTACCATCTTCTTAGCGTAACGGGTCATGACACCCTTACGTGGTACGAAATCTTCAGTACCAAAGATGGTTGGTGTGACTTGTAGTGGTACATATGGAGCGTACACATAGCCGCTTTCTAGGAAGCTGTTGCCACGACGACCAACTAGGACCACGTTACGTGGGAAGTATGGGTCAACCATGACGTCCATCTTGCGACTTAGGGTTCCTGCTCGTTCTGCACCCCAGCTACCGCTGTTAGCTTCTGAATCACCTGCAACGTCAGCACGGAAGCCGCTGGTGAACTCAAGGATAGCTGCAACTTCTGGTGAGCAAACTACGAAGTTTGCGCCGCCACGAAGTGTCTTACGGTGAATAAGTGATGAAACATCGTTGATTGACTCAAGGAGTGTTTCGTACCACTCGCTGACTGTACCTGTGAAGTCTGGTGAGAGACTTGTGGTGATGTCAGCACCTGTTTCACGGTTTAGGAATTGACCTGGGCGACGGCTCCAGTAGCGAGTACCAGCAGTTGCGCCTTGGACAAGATCACCAAGGATCTCTTGGTCAATTTCAAGACCGATGTGTTCGGAAAGAACGCTTGTCAACTCAACTTCAGCGTCAAGGTTGTGGTATGCGTTCAAGTCCTGTGCAAGCTCTGGGCTCCACTTAGCTTTGAGCTTACGGGTGTTAGCTGTGACAGCTACTGAATCAATCTTAAGATCAATTTCTGGGATAGCAGTTTCAGCTTCTAGTCCAAGACCACTGCTATCTGCACGGACAGCACCTGTGCCTGTACCTGTTGTGAAGACGTCATCCTTAGCGAATGTAATTGTCTTACTGCTACCTTCAGTTATTGTACCGAAGACAGCTAGGGAAGCAGCGACTGAACCTGTGTTCTGGACGACAATCAACAAGTTGTCTTCTGAACCTGAAAGTGGGTCAAGTGCGGTCAAGCGACGAACGATTGAACCCTCAACAGTGTCATGGTGTAGAGCAACTAGGTTTCTCATTGACATGTTAGTTGGCTTAGCCAATGTGAAGACTGAAACGACTGAGCCTGAAAGGTCAGGATCAAAACGTAGCAACTTGTTAAAGTCTTCTGCACTTGTGCCATAGTCTGTATCCAACAACTGGAATTCTGTTGTTTCAGTTGCGGAGGCAGTACCGTGGGCGATACGAGCCAAAACACCGTTTGCAATTGAACCAGTGTGCTGTGAGTAGCCTTGGTTCAAGTTGTAGAGACCACGCTCTTCCTTAAGTGGATCAGCGCCTGCATTCTTGCCGTCAGTGAGTTGGACACCCAAACGGATGCCTGAACCAACACGACCACCGCCGTAGATTGACTGATCAGCGGCTGCACCAGCGGCTAGACGATCTTCGCCGTAGGCTTCATTGTTACGATCGCCACTGTAGACGAAGTCCATGAAGAAGATAAGACCACTTGGTAAACTCATTGGTTGCACGGAAACAAGATCCTGTGCGATAAGACCGCCGAAAACACGACGGACGATTGGGAATGCAACGGCAGCGAAACCTTCAACGTCTTGTGCGCCAAGTGTACTTGACTCTTTAAGAAGTTGAGCAGCTTGGTTCTCAAGAAGACGTGCCATGCCATTACGCTGGTTGTCATCTCTGAGACCTTCAAGAAGGCCTGTCTTCTCCCACTTGGAGAGGAGAGCTTCACCTTCATGAGCTAGTGTGCGCTGTCTGATGCCTTCAGTTAGCTTTTCTATTACGCTCATTTTATTTTTCTCCTTTAAATGATTATAAATTAGTCTCTATTGAGACCTGCAAGAACCGCCCAGCGATTTAACTCTGGGTTTGATTTTGTTGACGAAACTTCTTCTCTACGGGAACTGATTATTGTAGACGACCTTCTTTCCACTGTTTCAGACAACGATTTAGTCTGAGCAGACTTGCTGCCTGCCGTTGTCTTTTGAAGAGTTTCAAAAATGGTTTTTGCTTCATCAACCGATTGTGCTTCTGAGATCATCTCGGCAATCTTTTGTTTTTGCCGCTCATTCAAGGAGGTATCACTGAGCACCTTATTTGTGTAATACAACCGAGCATTTGAAGCATTAACTTTT